TTTTTTTTTCCTCCCCCCCCCCCCCCCCCCCCCTTTATCTATTTTATTTGCAAAGGAAAATTTTTCTGAACGCTGGAACCACTTTACGGAATTTGAGATAGAAATAATTACAGTCTTAAAGAAACACCCAAATATTAATGCGAAAACAATTGCAATGCATTTGGGAAGAAATGACGACTCAACCCTAAGAAGCAAGCTGGCAGATCTAAAAGAAAAATCAATCATTCTGGGTGGTGGTAGAACTGGTTATAGAATGAATTTATAAAGCCCTTGCAATAATATATACCTAACAACCTCTGCAATTGCAGGGGTTTTTTTATGCCCTTTGCTTGTCAGACTTTTGTCAAACTTTTGTCAGATGAAGATCAGACAAATGTCAAACAGACAATTTAAAATCTCTCGTTAGAATTCTTTTTAGATGAACAACATCTGAAAGGAACTTATGCAATCTTACAAATGTCTGATACCAAAAACAGTTTTATCAGTGAACGCACTCGCAGTTAGTTGGAGCCGAACACCCGCTACAATTTACAACTACATCCATGATGGGGTGTTAGTAAATGGAACCACTGTCTATCTCAGGTCCACTAAATTAGGTGGTGGTTATCTGGTCCACCCTGACGACGCTGCTGCATTCTTGGAAGCTCAGAACCAGACCCCAGATGCGATCAAAGCACCCACCAAAAAAATAGATAAGAGCATGGCGCAACGGATTGCGAAAGCCTTAACGCAGATTGATCTGTAGGAGCAAACTTATGGCAGTCAAGATCACCAAGCAAATGGAAAATTTACTGCTGGATCAGATGGCCAAGGTGTTGGATTTCTCTAGCCAGCTACATCCAGACAACACAAAACGACAGAACAAAAACATTGAAGGGAGGGTGAAACGACACCTAGAAGTCCTGGCTGAGTACATGGCAGTTATACACGATGACCCAATTGAAAAGGAGTAGCAAGGATGCCACTAGTATTAGAAAGAAAAGTGAATGAATCGGTGATGATCTGGGATGAGGCCGACCCGAGTAGGGTTTTGGAAATCACCCTACAGCGAGCAGTGGACGGTTCTTACCAAATGGTTTTTGATGGACCACGGAACTTTAAAATCTTTAGGAAGGAAATGTTAAATGACAGCTTTGAAGACAAAAAATAGTATCCAACCTGCTGAACTAGCAGCTATTAAAACAGATCAAGTATTGATTCAGGGGGATCTATCAACCCTGAACGATGAGCAGCGGACAGCCTATTATCTGCGGGTGTGTGAGTCCTTAGGACTTAATCCAATCACTCAGCCTTTTGAGTACATCCCACTAGGTGGGAAGTTGAAGTTATACGCAACCCGAGCTTGTTCTGATCAGTTACGCAAGCTCCATGGTGTATCTATCCAGATCATGAGCAGGGAGTTGGTTGAAGATATCTACACAGTGGTAGCTCGAGCAGAAGATCAAACAGGGCGAACGGATGAATCCTGTGGTGTGGTGAGCTTGAAGGGTTTGATGGGTGAATCCCGCAGCAACAAGATCATGTGTGCTGAGACTAAGGCTAAAAGGCGCGTCACCCTTAGCATCTGCGGTCTTGGTTGGTTAGATGAAACGGAAGTGGAAACTATTGTTGCACAGACTAAGCCAGCTCTCGCAGCTCTTGCAGCACCAGTGGTTGCAGTAGCACGCAAGCCAGCACCAGTGCCAGTCATGCCAAGGGATGTCATGGATGATACCGATGATGACCAACAGCCTATGGAAACTTTTCAGGATGCTTGTGTTGCAGTGGAGCATGCTTTCCCTGGCACGATGAAAAAGATGTTGAACCATTACAAGGTTGAGACAGTGGATCAGTTGGTGGAAGCTCAGAAGATTCATGCTGAAAAGATGATAGCTAAGAAGATGGAAGGGGTTAAATAATGAGCTTATTTGATTTGTCCTCTTCTGCAGCGATCATGAAATTCTGGATGGAAACAGAATCCAAGACGGATGATGCAGGAGAGTTGACTGGGGAAATCGATACCACCATTGATGATCTGCTGAAAGAACTGGAAGGCAGCATTGAAACCAAGGTAGAGAACTACTGCTGGCTTATCAGGGAGCTAGAAGGCAGGGCTTTGATTAGGCAGACTGAAGCCAAACGAATTAGGAACCTAGCCCTGACCAATGAAAACATGGTTAAGAGTCTGAAGGAAAGATTGAAGTTCTTTTTTGAAACTCAATCGATCCTCAAGCTTGAGTGCAAAACCTTCAAGGTAAGCATTGCCAATAATGGTGGGGTCCAACCCTTGCAGGTGGATATGCCAGCAGATCAGTTACCAGTCCAATTCCAAAAGATCACCATTGAAGCGGATAATTCCAGCATTAGAAAAGCTTTGGAAATGGGTACGGAAATTGAAGGTGTCAAATTACTACAGCGTGGAACTTCTTTAAGAATCAAATAGGAGAATGAATCATGGATTTTATGCATGTGCAACAGGATCTGAAATCGGAATCAAGGTTTGCCAAGGCTAACGATCTGGCTGATGGGAAATACTCTGGCAAGATTTCCTTTGCTGGTTTTGTTGAGATAACTGTTAAGGCAACTGGTGAGAAAAAACAAACCTATCAAATCAAGCTAATGTTGGCAGGGGTTGAAACTCAGATAACCTATTGGCTAAAAACTGATGCAGACTTTAGAAGGTTGCTAACCAGCTTGGGTAGGATTGGGTTTGATGTGGAGACATGGGGTCCAAAGTTTGATAAGCCTTACGAGAATGAGTTAAAGAAGGCTGGGGATACTCTGATCAATCACATCCTGAGTTTTAACAAAAGCACCACATCCAATGGCTACCCTGTGGTTGGGTTGGATGAACTATCAGAATGCAATAAGGAACTCCAGGCTGAACTGGATGAACTTCCTTTCTAACGACCACCCATTAGGGGTGGCAGGGTTATCATTGGCCCTGAGAAACCTTGATGGGGCTGTCAGAACCCACCCACTGACAGCATTAATATTCATGAGCTTATCGGGCTGGTTAATCCATATGAGATATACGGACTTGTAGTAGTACACCGAACTTGTTGTTCGACTAGACCAGCCTGATATTTAAAACACACACAATTCAATAAGGAATAATAGTCATGTTTAAACTTTCAACGGAAGAAGCAATCAAATGTCTAAATGGAGCTTGTGAAAACATCATTCCAGAAAAGACCTACACGGCCATTACAGATTATCCAGAAAAGGGTGATCATCATTCTTGCACTGGGGCACAATTAATACGAGCAAGAGATGCATATTTAATTTTACATGAAGCAGAAAAAATTGGTGATAAAAAAAGGATTGCTGAAACTATTACCAAAATAAATAAACTTCAACAAGAAATGATTTCATTAAAAGATGAAGAGTTAAATGATCCATATTTTTTTATGAGAAGATTTTTGTCTGAGGTAGATGTAAAAGAAGATGACATATTTACTTTTACTCACAATGGCAAGGTTGTGTCAGATTTTACTGGGGCTATGATTCTTCAAGATTCCCACAAGAAAATAAATTTATTTGATAAGGCTCAAGCTGACCTTAAAAAGAAGGCTTTAGACATTACTTTGCGATCATTAAAAAACTAATGAACAGTATTACTATGAAACTAGAACAAGGAATTACCATGTCAACTTCAATTCAAGACCCCATTAAACAAAAAGGACTTATGAGAATGTTTCAGCCAACTACATGTATAGAAAAAATAACCCCAGAATTAGCTAAGAGTTATCTTGATAAATGTAACATAGATAACAGAAAAATAAGGTCAGGTATGGTTCTAAAGTATGCCAACTATATGGCCTCTGGCGACTGGGTGCTTTCTGATCAATGCATTAGCTTTGATCTAACTGGGAAACTTATTAATGGGCAGCACCGATTATTAGCAATCGTGCAATCAGGGATAACCATTAAGGCAGTGGTAGCAAGGCATATGCCTGAGGATAGTTTTAAATATTTAGACCAAGGGGCACCTAGGTCTAAAACTGATCTGCATAAATATTCCTCACAGGTAAACACCGTTATTGCTGGGCTTGAAAAAATATTTATGACTAAAAAAAGCTTTAGTTTTAACCAGCGTGAAAATGCTAGAAACTATCTTATAAATGGAATATACCCATTAGAATCTTTTATCGATAACTTGACCCACACAAATGCCAAAGTAATAACCTCAGGACCAGCTATGGTGGCATTTGTTTACTGGTGTGACACGCTTGCCACTCCAGATGATCCAAATACAGAAGAAAAACTATGGCTGATAAATATTTATAATGAAATCGTACCTGCTTATCATAGTTACGAAAAAAGAAGGTTAATTCCTGAAAGATCATTAGCCATGATTAAATTGATTGATGAAAAAAAACTTAATCATGGTGATGGCTATGACATTTGTAATAAATTTTTATCATTCTATGACCCAAGAAAAAGACATCAACAACGCTTTCGCATTTCATCAGAAGATTTAACATTTACAGATATTAAAGACTGGATTAAGAAAGTTTTTGGTGATGACCAATGACCTTAATATACGATCCACCTTTACCACCAGACGAACATGAAAACATTAGCGCATTCTTTGAACGCTGCTATGACCTGATCAGGGAGCGAGCTGCTGAGTATGACCCACCAGCGGTCAGCTTTACCAAGATCGCTCTTTATTGGTCAGAGTATCTTGGATCAGAAGTAACCCCCTACGATGTCGCAATCATGATGTGTCAGCTAAAAATTGCGCGACTTTCTAAAGGTCATCATCAGGATTCATTGGAAGATGCTGCAGCATATCTGGCGATAGCCAACAGTTTAAAGGCGCAATCCCATTGCACTGGGCCATCTCATCCTACCCGGGAGTGAGACAAGGCTGGTTAAACTTTGCAATGGGGTTTTTATAACAGGGTGGGGGAATTACCCCACCCATAACTAAAGAGAGAAAAATGCAATTTCTAGTACCTAAAAACTGGTCCAACTTTCAACACTACAAGGATCGTAATCCGACATGGATTAAACTTCATAGGAGTTGCCTAAATGATCCATCTTTTTTGCGCTTAGATGTTTATGGCAGGTCATTGTGTCCAATGCTGTGGCTATTAGCTTCTAGTTACAATGAAGGCTATATCCCATATGTCCCAGAAGATATCGCATTCATGCTGCGGATCCCAGATGATGATTGCATTAGAGGTATAAAAGGACTGCTTGAAAGAGGATTGTTTACGCTGGCAGAAATTGAAGAAGATAGACCTGAAAAAATCAGCAGTAAAGAGTTAAGGGAAAAATCTGGATATGGCCCAAGATATGTCCCTAAATCAACTAGGGAAGAAATCATGTTGCGAGATGTTAACTGCGTTTTATGTGGGGCCAGCGAAAATTTAGAAATTGACCACATCACCCCAGTGTCTAAAGGTGGAACCGCTGACCATGATAACCTGCAAGTCCTTTGCAGATCATGCAATAGGAGCAAAAGAACACAAACGGTGGAGCAGAGTGTAGCAAATTGCTACGCAGAACCAGATATGCGGAGCCTAGAGGAGAGTAGAGGAGAGAAGAGGAGAGGAGAGAAAGAGATAGAGGTAGAGATAGAAGAGAGAAGAGGAGAGGCAGACACCTGCTCTGAGCTGGTTCCCATCTCTGAGCTAACCAGCCCAGAACTTTACCAACCTGAAATGATTTTTCCATGTGTAGGAAATCCCAAGACATGGTCACTAACTCAAAAGCTATTTGATCAGATCCAAGAAGCCTATCCAGATGCCCCTATTTTGGATTGGATTAAGAAAGCCAAGCTTTGGACAGAGACCAATACATCTAAGCGAAAAACGGCAAAGGGAATGCCATCATTCCTGTCCAGATGGATGGCAACCCAAACAGATAGGCCAGCGCAACCAAGAAGCTTTCAGGCTAATGGCAAACCAAAACCCAATCTTCAAGAAGCCTTGGCAGCAATGCCTAGGGGATTTGTAATGCCACAGAGGATTCAACCATGAACATTACCATCGATGCAAACGCAGCTTATTTCGACTGGCCAGATTGGATTCAATTTCATTCCACCTTCTACGGATGGGATCAGGAAAGGGAACTGAAGATGTTGTTAGCATGGTCAACCTATTTTGCAAGTGAAGGATATGGACCTGAAGAACTCTTGGCAGCATCCAAAGATTTGACTGGGGTCAAAATATTTAAAAGGGAGGAAACCATTCACGAATTGGAAAAGGCTTTGCGGATCCGCAGGGAGAATTATCGCAGAACTATTAAACCTGAGGTTTCCGATTGCTCGATGTGCAGGGGCACTGGTCTAGTTCTGGTTCCATTCCTAAATCATGTTAAGAATGGGATCTGGTCAAGTAAATCTAAATGCTGGGTAAGTTGCATTTGTATTAACTCTTTACCATTCAAAAGCACTGCATCAGGTGAAGGTAAGAAATCTGTCATGACCTTGGAAATCTATGAACTCAGGAATCCAGACTGGATGCGACAGATGTCAGCATGTGAAGAGTCCGAACGCAATCTGGCTAAAACCCTTAACGAACTAAACCCCAATGGGAATAAACCCCTGGACGATATCCTAGACCGGATAGCCAAAAGGTTTAAGCAGAATCCAGTAGAGGAACCACCACCAAGAATGATCGTGGACGCATCGGTTAGAACTTACGGCTAAAATCTGATAGGGATGGATCCCGCAACCGGAAAAGGAATCCATGCTCATTGATTTTGGTCCACATACCACAAATTTACTTTGGCGAATTGGTGAAGCTAAATCACTCTGGTTCAAGAAAAACAACTGGCCGATTTACATTCAGAGGATGTCTAAGTTTAACATCCCTGATGAGCAAGCTAGAACCTATAACCAGTTTTGTGGTGTAGCTGGTGAAGCAGCACTTTGGGAATGGCTATATGGTGATCTCTCAGGATTCTGGGAGCAGCAAGCTTACCTTCATGATTCACAAGCCCTGACCGATGGTGGCACCGATATGCCAGGGCTGGATTGCAAGACTAGGGATTTAATCACTGACCCAATTCCCTGGCTAATTATCACCCCCCATAAATTAGATACCAAGGTCAGGTATGTGCTTTGTGTGGTTCAAAGTGAACACCCCAGCAAACCTGAGACTGTATCAGTAGACATCATTGGGTCTATTCATGGTGAAGTTGTGGACCGACTTAAGCAACACTGGTGGCATGAAGGGCTGCACCGGATCACGATAGAACAAGAGTTTTTGACCCCACCCGAAACACTCAAATGGTAGGAGAATAGTTATTACTGAAGGCACCTGAAGAAGATGTTTAAGGATTAGGATGTTGCGTTATGGTGTATGCAGTTACTGTGGATCTGAAGCCAGAACTACTACACAAATGATGATTATCCTAGGCAAGCAAAAGATCATGATTGCTAAGCTAAGGCACGAGAGAAGGCTATTAAAGAACCAGCTAAAGACCGCCAAGGTTAAGCTGGTACGATGCAGGGTAAGTCCTTAAGGTTTCGCATCTAGCACATCAGTGGCCAGAATGGTGGTGTGAAACTAGAGTTACCAATACCACCGAGCGCAAACCACATCTTCAGGGCATCCCGCAGAGGTCATGTCTATAGGTCCAAGAAATATACAGACTGGCACAAAGCTGCTGAGCTTATGGCCCTGCTGACCAAGAAGGGTAAGCTTATCAACCCACCCTATGCCATCACCATGGAAATCATTGGTGGGTCAGGATGGCGCAAGGATCGAGACCTAGATAACTGCTGGAAACCTGTGCTGGATCTATTGCAGCACATAGGAATCATCCAAGAAGATAACTGCCAACACATTACCCGATTGGTAGTCACCTATGCCAAGGGCGATGGTAGACCTGCAGAATGCCACCTGACGATTGGTGGTGCATAATGCCATCAGATAAAGACCACATCAAACACGACTCACGACCTAGACCAGCACAAGGTAGGCGCACAGACAGACCATCACCCCACCGCAGAGGCTATGGCCGAGCATGGGAAAAGATGAGATTAGCTGTGCTGCGAGAAGAACCATTGTGCAGAGGATGCCAAGGGCCAGCAACCTGTGTTGACCATATCCAGCCTCTAAAATCTGGTGGAACCAACCACCGACCCAACCTTCAACCTCTGTGTGCAAGCTGCCACAACAGCAAGACATGGCATGAGACTTGGGGCAAAAAACAATGAAAACCCTCAAAATTTCAGGGCACACCCAACTGCCACAACGGCAGGTAGGGGGGGGATCGAGAAATCCAAAGGGGGGGCGGGAGTAC